AGCGGCAACAGGCCGAGTTCTTTAAACATTGTGATGGCGGGCGGCACGCCCGGCGGTGGGGGCTTCCATTCGGTGGTGCTCTCCTACGGTGCGGATGTGGATTCGGTGTTTGTGCAAATCGACCGTGCCGTGAGCCAACTACCGATGATTCCTAGGTCGGTGGTGTGCCGATACTACCAGCAACCCGGCACCGTGGATCAGATGGCGGCGGATTTGGGGGTGTCGCGCCGAACGATGTATAAGCTGCGCGATTCGGCTGTTAATTCGGTGTTTGACGATGCGCGGTTAAAAAAGATGTTAAAAGCTGCTTGACAGTTTATGTAAACTGCGCGTAGCATAATATGCAAGCATGGGTTAAGTTGTATATAGCCCATGCGGTCTAGTGCAAAATGTATTACTCCATCGCCGCCCAGAGTTAAATCTGGGCGGCTTTGGTTTATTGGGAGTGTGCTGTGTTTGTTGTTTCCGCCCGTGTGAAAGCCGATACTGCCACGGCACATCTCAATGCGCTGGAGCGTAAGCAGCTGCCGTTTGCGTATTCGCTGGCGGTAAACCGCACGGCAAAACTGGTAAAGCAGGCGGAAATCGACAAGATGCGTGCAGTATTCGACCGCCCCACGCCCTACACGCTAAACAGCCTATATGTAAAACTCGGCACGAAAGCCAACCCGTCTGCTTACGTTTGGCTTAAGTACGATACCTTCAAAGGCACTCCGGCAGAAAAATACCTGCTGCCGCAAATTGATGGCGGTAGCCGTAGCCACAAGCGCTTCGAGCGGGCGCTGCAAGGAGTGGGGGCAATGCCGAAAGGCTATTACTGCATACCGGGTAAGTTTGCGCAGATGGATAATTACGGCAACTGGAGCCGTGGGCAGATTGTAAAAATCCTGTCCTATTTTCGTGCTTTCCCAGAAAGGGGCTACCGCGCAAATATGACCGATGCCGCCCGCCGCCGCTTGGCGCGTGGTACAAAAAAGAAACGCGGCTATACCTTCGTGGCTATCGGTAAACCCCAAGGCCGCCGCCGCCCCGGCATCTACCAAATCTTGGCAGACGGCAAACACTGGCGGCCCATTGCTCTGTTTGTTCGGCGGGCTGGATACAGTAAGCGTTTCCCCTACTTCGAGACGGCGGAACATACGATTGATCGTGAGTTCCCTGAGCAGATGCGCAAGGCCATCGATGCTGCCATAAAATCGGCGCGCTGAAACAAAAGGTACTCCGGCGGGTGACCAAAACGCGGGTAATTCGAACCACGATTTTTGTGAAGCGGGAGGGTGCTATAGCTTCCTTCCTCCCTTTTTGACTGTGGTGGTAAGGGGTTATTTGATTCTGCCGTTTGGCTTGTTTGCCAGCGGTTTTTTTATTGGTGAGGCTACCTGAAAAGGGTGGTGTGTTGAATTTGCCCGTGTACTTATGCGGGCTTTTTTTATGGAGTGTGTTTCAGGCAGCCTGTGGAAATACCGGGTTAAGACGAAATCATATATTGAGCATAGTCGGTTATTCATCCGCAGGCTGCCTGAAACACATTAAGGGGCGGCTTATGTTGGTAAACAAGCGTGAGCTGTCAGAAATCTTGGGTATCACGGAACGCTCGCTGACCGAATGGCAGAAAGACGGCCTGCCGGTGGCATCATTTGCCGATTTGCGCGGGCAGGCCAACGAATACGACACCAAGGCCGTTATCGGTTGGCTGATTCAGCGCGAACTACAGCGGATCAACCGAGAAAAGCCGCGCGACAGGTTGGACAGGCTGAAAGCCGACGCCATCGAACTTGAGATAAAAGAGCGCACCGGTGAGCTGGCCCCGGCGGCATTGTTTGAGCGGGCTTGGGCGGATCACATCACCGCCGCCCGCACCGAATTTTTAACCCTGCCTGAAACACTGGCCTCTGAATTGAGCGCGATTGTCGGGCAGCCGATAGACAGCGAACTCATCACCGCCCATGTGGAGCGGGCGCTGGAAAAACTGGCGAATTACGGAGCAGAAGATGCAGAACTCGGCGGCGATGATGCAGCAGAATATGGCGGCCACGGTGCGCCGGGTGCTGCGTGAGGCGTGTAGCAAATGGGCTCCGCCCGTCAAAATGCGCATCCGCGATTGGGCGAACAAATACCGTTATCTCTCCAGCGTGGAGGCTGCCCGCCCAGGTAAATACGTTTTGGGTGTTACTCCCTACCTCGAATGGGACAACGGCCCATTGGATGCGTTGGACGACCCGAATGTGTCGGTGGTGTGCTGCATGAAATCGGCACAGGTAGCCTGGACAAGCGGCGTGCTCGGCAACTTGCTGGGGCGCACCATCGCCACCGCGCCCTGCCCGATTTTGGTTTTATTCCCGAAAGAAGGCGCCGCCAAGGAATACATGGATGAGAAATTCATGCCGATGGTGGAAGCCACCCCGGTATTGCGCGAAAAAATCGACATCCGCGTGCGGGCGCAGGGGCAGCGCCAGCTGTTTAAAAAGTTCGCCGGCGGCTTTCTGAAGCTGGTGGGGTCGAACTCTCCGGCCAGTGTGAAATCCAGCCCCGTGCCCTTGGTGTGCGTGGAAGAGCCGGACGACTGTAACCTCAACCTGCGCGGCCAAGGCGACAGCATCAAACTGGCAAAAGAGCGCACCAAAACCTTTGCCAAACCGAAAATCGTCATCGGCGGCACGCCCACGGTGGCGGGGGTGAGCACCATCGAAGCCGAGATGGAATTGAGCGACAAGCGCGTGGGCATGATTCCGTGCCACGAATGCGGCGAAGCCCATGTGCTCAATTTTGACTACCTGCAATGCGACCAAGACCCGAACGGCAACCATCCCGTATTCGGCAAATTCTTGCCGGAAACCGCCTACTACGTTTGCCCGCATTGCGGCTGCGTGTGGAACGACGTGCAGAAAAACCGCAACGTGAAGCGCGGCTGGTGGCAGGCCACCGCCCCGTTCCACGGCACAGCGGGCTTTTACCTGAATGAACTGTACAGCCCCTTCCCCGGCTCAGTGTTTGCCGAGCTGATGAAAAAATGGCTCACCGCCAAACACGAAGAGGAAGCCGGCGATATTGCGCCGATGATTACCTTTGTGAATTCCAGCAAGGGGCTGCCGTTTGAGGTGTTGGGCGACGGACCACAGGGCGACGAGCTGGCGGCGCGCGCGCTGGATTACGCTGAAAACACCGTGCCGCTGGGTGGGCTGATTTTGACAATGGGGGTGGACGTGCAGCACGACCGCCTGGCCTACATCATCCGCGCCTGGGGGCGGGGAGAGGAGAGCTGGCTAGTATCGTGGGGCGAAATCTACGGCAACACACCCGACATCAAATCAGACGTATGGCTGGCGCTGGCGGAAAAAATCTACAAACACACCTACCGCCATGCCAACGGTGCCGCGATGCGTATTTTGGCGGTTGGCATTGACAGTTCGGACGGGCAGACCTCGGATGCAGTGTACAACTTTGTGCGCCACTACCGCCGCCACAACGGCGTGAACCTGATGGCCATCAAAGGCAGCAGCAACGAGGATAAGGAGATTTTCACCCGCCCGCGCGACATCGACCTGAAACACCGCAACACCAAAGCGGACCGGCGCGGGGTGCAGGTGTACAGCGTGGGGGTGAGCAAAGCCAAAGACCTCATCATCGGCGAACACGGCCGCGTCAGCCTTACCGGCAACGGCCCCGGCCGCCTGCACAACTACAAAGAGGTGCGGGCCGATTACTACGACCAGCTTTTAAGCGAGGTTAAAGTGCCAAGCCGTCTAAACCGGCACAAAAAAGTGTGGCAAAAAAAGGTGGGGGTACGCAACGAGGCGCTGGACTGCGAGGTTTACGCCCTGCACGCCGCCCGCAGCCTGAAAACGCACAGTATGTCCGAGATACAGTGGGCGATGTACGAAAAAGCGGTGTTGCAACCGGCGCTGTTTGCCGAAACGCCCGCCGAAACGGAAAAAGAGCCTGAAACCACATCTACCGCTCCGGCCATTACCCGCCGCCGTGGCGGTAACTTTACGCAAAAATGGTAAGTAAATGACCGACTACGAAAAACAACAGCTGGAACAACAGCTGGCATTCGCGCAGCAGGTGTATGCCGACCTGAAGGCAGCCTACCAAAGCCATGCCGCCAGCGGCCGTGCCTTTACCCACAGCTACAAAATCAAAGACCGCGAAATGACGTTTAATTCGCTGGCCGACCTGCTCAAGGCACTGCGCTGGTGGGAGCAGGAAATCCTGCGGCTGGAAATCGCGCTGGGCAAACGG